ACACTTTTGAAATTAATAATGTTACTTCAAATACATTTGAAATAACTATGCCTAGTGCATCTACTGCAACAACATCAGCGTCTGGAAGCGGGGTGATCAATCCTTATGTAGAAATTGGACCTACTATTCAAACATATGGTTATGGTTGGGGTACGGGAACTTGGAGTGGAAACGTGTCAGGTGCTCAAACAACTACATTAAATGGTGCATTGTTAAACGATACTAATGGTACAGGAGGATCTGGAACAAGTATTACATTAACAAGTGCAACAGGTTTTTCTGCTACAGGTGGCACAATTTTAGTTGATCAAGAAATAATCACTTACACAGGAGTAAGTTCAAACGACTTAACAGGTATTACAAGAGGTGCTCAAGGAACATCAACTACAGCTCATAGTAATGGTGCAACTGTTACTGAGATAACAAACTTCATAGGTTGGGGCGATCCTACAACTACTGGAGAAGTTATATTGGATCCGGGTTCATGGTCTCTAGATAATTTTGGTCAACAACTTATAGCTACAATCAAAGATGGTAAAACATGGGTTTGGGATGCGGGTTTATCTAATCCATTAGAAAGACGTGCAGTTATAATGACAGGAGCACCAACAGCGTCAAGACTTACAATAACTTCTGACAGGGATAGACATGTCGTACATTTTGGTACAGAAACAACTATTGGAGATAATACAACACAAGATCCAATGTTTATTAGATTTAGTGATCAAGAAAATTATAGTATTTATCAACCAACATCTGTTAACACCGCAGGTACATTTAGATTAGATACTGGTAATAAGATTGTAGCTGCCGTATCTGGAAAAGATTATAATTTAATTCTTACAGATCAAGCTGCCTACATAATGCAATTTGTAGGTCCACCATTTACTTTTTCAATAAGACAAGTTGGTTCTAATTGTGGGTGTATTGGTCAACATGCAGCTGTTTATGCGGATGGTCAAGTGTTTTGGATGGGAAGTGCAGGAGGTTTTTTTAAATTTGATGGTACAGTTAAATTATTACCCTCTTTAATTGAGGATTTTGTATTTACAACTGCAGGAAATAATTTAGGTGTAAATTATGCTTCTAATGAAATTATTTACGCATCCCATAATTCTTTGTTTAATGAAATAAATTGGTTTTATCCTCAAGGAAAACCTTTAACTGAACCATCTGTTCAAAATGATAGAACAGCTGTTTACAATTATGTTGAAAATACTTGGGCAACAATGAGTTTACCAAGAAGCACCTATGCAGATGCTTCCACATATGATGTCCCTTATGCAACAGAATTTAATTCATCAGGAACACCAACTATTGCAAATTTATTTGGACAAACAAATACATTTGGCGCAACTACCTACTTTGCTCAAGAAGTAGGATTAAATAAAATTGGTTTGGATGGTATTAATATACCAATAGCTGCTTTTGTACAATCTGGAGATTTTGATTTACCAAATGAGGGAGATGGACAATATTTATTAAGAGTAAGTAGATTTTTACCAGACTTTAAAAATTTGCAAGGTAAAGCAAAAGTAACTTTAAAAACAAAAAATTTTCCAATATCTAATATAACAACGACTTCTCAATTTGAAATTTTGCCAAATACATCTAAAAAAGATACAAGAGTTCGAGGAAGATTAGCAAATCTAAGAATTGAAAATACAGACAATAATGAAAGTTGGAGATTTGGAACATTTAGAGCAGATGTAAATGTGGACGGGAGAAGATAATGGCTAAAATAAATGTTTACGTACCTGAACCTCCAAAAGAATATACTGAAGAAGGTTTTAGACAAATTAACCAAGCAATATCAACAGTGGAGAATCAATTAAACACTTCTTATCAGCAAGACTTGAAAAATGAACAAGATTCGTTTAATTACTTTATGCAATGACAATAAGATATAAAAGCGAAACATTTGATTTGACAACTACTAATGTTACACCAATTTTAACATGTCCTAGTGATGCAACTATTATTGTAAAAAGCATACAAGCTGTACACGATACTGCGAGTAATGTGGATACTCATGTATTAATAACAAAAACAGGTGGGTCTGCAGTAAAAATTGCTTACGAAGAATTAAACAAGGCAACTGCAAATATGATTAAAGGATCTTTAAATTTAGAAGCAAGTGATGTTTTATCAATGCAAGCAGGTGCTGCTAATGAAATTTCAGGATCTGTTAGCTATGCTTTGATAGATAGATCACAGGAAAATGGCTAGAAAATTTAAAGACTTTGTTGAAAGACCAAAACCTAGAAAGAGACCTAGACGTCACACTAAGAGTCTTAACAAAAGTAAGAAAAGATGTTATAAAAAATACAATCGGCAAGGACGTAAACAATGACACAAAAAACTATTATTATTGACGGGGAAGAAGTACCTGTTATTCCAGCTAAAGCTGAGGAGGAAGTAGTTAATAAAAGAACACAAAAAAAATACGCTTCAAAAGAAGAATTTGACGCTGATGTAGCAGACTCTAATACAGATACAGTAAATGAAGACTTACAAATAAACCAAAAAATAACAGTTGCATCTTTACAGGTTTTTGGTAAAACCATGAAATGAAACCATATGGCGGAACTGAAATTCAGTTCGATTATTTAAAAAAACATGTAGATCAAGCTTTAGTAAATTCAGTTCAAATAACTACATCTGTTCCAGAAAAAATTCCTTTAGATCCAGTAAAGTCAAATATACTTTGGATTAAAAATTCATACGATCAACCAAACTTACAGAGTTGGTTTCAAAACAAAGATAATCATTCTAAGTACGACTGGTATGTTTTTAACTCACATTGGACATTTGAGAAATACAGATACTTTTTTAAAATTCCTGAAGATAGATCTACAGTTATAAAAAACGCTGTGGATTATGATGAGTTAAAACTTAAAACTGATTTTACCCCAAAACCTAAAATTAAAATGTGTTATATATCCACACCATGGAGAGGTTTAGAAGTAGCTTTAAATGCCATGGAATCAATAAAAGATCCTGATATAACTTTAGATGTTTATTCAAGCACAATTATTTATGGATCTAATTTTCACAATCAACACGATAAAGGCTATGAAAAACTTTATGAAAAAGCCAAGAGTTTACCTAACGTAAATTACATGGGCTATTGTCCTCATGATGAATTAGTAGAAAAATTAAAAGATTACGACATAAATTGTTTTCCTAGTATTTGGGAAGAGACATTCTGTATATCAGCGATGGAATCATTAGCCGCAGGTCAGTTATTAATAACTACGGATCTCGGTGCTATACCAGAAACATGTGCTGAGTTTCCTATTTACATTCCCTACACCTCGGACAAAGCTAAATTAGCTATTCAATTAAAAGAATGTATTTTACAATGTAAAGAAATGTTAAAAACTGATCTATCTTGGGGTCTAAAATTTCAACAAGAATATTATCAAAGATATTATGATTGGAAAATTATAAGTCGATTTTGGACTGATTTTTTAAAAGGGGCACTCACTGTCAAGCGAGAACAAAAATAATCATTTAATGGTGTGTACACCTGTGCATTCCGAAGTATCTATGCATTTTGCTAAAGCTTGCTTAGATTTACAGAAAGAATGTATCTTAAATAAAATTAAAATAACATTTCAATTAATGAAATCTTCTTTAGTAACTCAAGGAAGAAACTTATGTGCGTCTGGTTTTATGAACTCCGATGCAGATAGAATGATTTTTATAGATAGTGATATGGATTTTAGTACAAGATCTGTTTTAAGATTGTTTAATTCACCCCATGATGTTTCATTAATACCTTATCCAATGAAGACAGTGAATTATAATAAGTTTCAAACTGATTATAAAAGAAGACCAGATGATCTACCTAACACAATGGGTCATGTTTATCCTGTGACGGTAAAGGATCCAGAAAATATAGAACCAAAAGATGGTTATATTGAAGTAGAAAAAGGACCAACAGGTATGATGATGATTAAAAGATCTGTTTTTGAGCAACTAGAAAAAGAATATAGTCAACTTAATATTATACAAAAAACTATGGTTAACGGTGAGCTTGTTGAAAGACCACATTACTATAACTTTTTCGATTCGTACTATAGTCCTAAGTCTAAAACCTATACAGGAGAGGACTTTTATTTCTGTAAATTATGGACATCTATGGGTGGCCAAATACATGCTCTTATTGACGAAGAAATAAGCCATGTAGGAGAATATCACTATACCGGTAAGTTCATGGACGACTTTACAAAAGTTGAGTGA